GGCGGGCGGCGGCGTATGACGGGAGTTAATGAGAGGGATGGCCGTACTCACGTTCCATGGCGGAGCGGGTGACGACCCATTGCTTGCCGAATTTCTGGACATCGACGCCGACGGTGAGCTTCCGGTATTCCACGGCTTTGCGCAGGGCGCTTTCGCTGAGACCCCATAGGCCGGTGGCGTCGGCGAACGAGAGAAGACCGGAGAAAGGGCTTTCGGCGGCGACGCCGTGCTCCCACAGCTCCTCGGCAGAGATGTCGATCTCGTCCGACCACGAAACGCCGTAGCCGCCGGGATCGACGGCGGCGGATGCCCAGAACGCGGGAGACTCCCGCAGCGGGGCGTAGACCTCCATGCGGTCGAGGAGCGGGCGGAAGTCGTAGGATTTCACGGAGCCGTCCGAGAAATTGGCGAGGAGCGTATAGTCCGGAAGCGGCGTGACGGATTTGAGCTTGTGAAACATGAGATACCTCCTTTACGGAAAGCTCCCGGCCTCATTCCAGAGGCGGGAGCACGCGGAACGACTGCGTTTTCCACATGGTGAGAAGCTCCTGCTGGTACGCGGAAGCCCATTCGAGGACGAGCGCGCGGGCCTTTGCGGGGAGGTCGCATTCTTTGAACGTGAGCGTATTGAGATCAAGGACACCGTTCTTTTCCCCATAGAGAATGTGGACGTGCGGGGGATTATGCTCCCCGCCGAGAAGATACATCTTCAC